GCCAAAAAGGAAATCCTGCTTCTGTGCCTATTTTCTCTGCAATGCCGGTAATGCTAGCAATCTGGAATAAATTGTTTCCCAAACGACCAAGCGAACCAAGATGAGAAAATGTTATCACTTTTTCTTTTTAGTCTTTTTTAGGTTTTGGCTTAATGTGTTTTCAATCACCTCATCGGTAGGTGTGTCAACAGTTGCCACTTTTACCTTGATCAGATATTTGGCAAGACTGTCTTTTACTTCGGCTATATCTCCCGCTTTATGGTTATGATGCCTCTTTATAAAAGTAACTACCATATTCAAGTTTTAAGAAAAGCCCTCCCTTTTTGTGAGAGGGCTAACCATCATTTTATAAACAACAAAAAAAGCCTTATGAAGTCTGCAATACACCCTTAACGATAGCTGCATTGTTGAACACAATCAAAGCCGCTCTTTCTTCAATTCTGAACATTACCTGGTTCTTTTTTGCCAGAGTAGCATCTTCGAACATTCTCAGTTCAGGCTGTATTCTCCTGATGAACATTGTAGCCCTTGTATCAAGTGCATAAAACGTATCGAAAGGAATAGCCGTAGTGCCAACAACATTCAAAGTCCCAATCGTAACCTTGCCATTATTGAAAGCCACTGCACCAGAAGGCAAATCGTATTCTTCAGAACCGCCGGATTTGTTCAGCCCTATCTTAGTAATCAAATCGCGTAAACGTGCAATTACAAGATCACCCTGATAGAATTCGCTGGTAGCATCTGGTATCTGTCCTAATGCAGCATCTATAATCCTGTCAACAGGAACGGTCATTGTGCCATTATATACACTTGCCACGTCCTGTAATCCTGGTATTGCGCCAGATCCATTAAGAACAAAATCCGTTTCAGCGGTTTTTAAGCTGATAAGTAACCGGCTCTGTAAATAAGATGTCATCCAGGGTATATCATCCAGCATATCACGCTGAACAACACACCAACCGGCAATCCATGTAAAAGAGGCTGTTTGTGGTGTGAAGTCCCAATCTACCTGTGGTTTATCTGTTGTATAGTCTGTCCATACACCAACACCGCCTTCTGAACCTGCTGCCGGACCTGTTTCTTTAGGATAAACCACCTGTGTCCCTGTGCTGGTACCTTGAGGCAATAAATCAGCCACCCAAATACGATTATAAGGGCTTTCGATTATCGGCCCGCGTACATCCTGGTAAACAGAAGTTGCGCCAGGAAAGTTATTTGATAGCGACATATTGCCGACCGTTTTTACTTCCACGCTTTTGCCTTCCACTTTTTCCGCTTCAGGCATAAGATCAAATCTCAATTCACCGCCATTACGGCGATAATTGCGGATTGTATCGGCGTTCTTTTCGATCGTTTCGCCTAAGTAATCATTGAAAGATTTTTCTTCATTGCCGCCTGTTTTCTGGCGTTTGCTTTCAATGACTTTAGCATCAATCCATTTCTGGTTTTTGTCGGCTGCTGTTTTAAGTTCAGCAAGTTGAGTTTTTAGTGTTTCAACTTCTGTTTTGTCGGCCTTTGTCTCAATGGCCTTTATTTGCTCTTCTACTTTGTCGAGAGCAGCTTTTACTTCAGTTTTAGTGAGCGTTTCTAACCCTGCCTTAATTTCGGCGAGTTGCTCAACGATTGTTTTGTCCACGTTTCTATATTTAGTGTGGTTAGGAAATTTGTTAATGCTTCCATTTCCTTATCGCTGGCATTCGGCTCAGTAGCTAATTGAGTGATTGCGGTATCGTAATCAGAAATTATTTGTTTGTATTCGGTAAGATGTTTTTGCAATGCTTGTATCATGTCATCGCTCGCTTTCGCTTTGCGGCAATACTTATCAAGCTGCTCAACATATCCTTTCATTGATTGTATCTGCTCGTCATTCCATTGCAAAATGGCAGATATATCCTCGTTATCGAGGTCAAAAGCTTTGTTTAATAGAACTATCCCTGCTTCGGGATGAGCTGGCAAAACAGTTAATAATGATGTTTCGATGTGCTTAACTTCAAGTAGTTTGCGGATCTTCTGCCCCTTGATTTGAACAAAGTCTTTCTTATCGGTAATGTAACCAAATGAAGCGCCTTTTAATACCCCTTCGCTTGCCATCTCCAGCACATCATTGCCCAATGTCCAGTTACCAAATTTCACTTCAGTATAAGCGCCTGTTTCATCATCGAATGTGCGTATAGTTGTACCAACAGTTTTGCCTTCAACATGATTAAAAAGAAAATCTGGCTTATTTTCCTGCCAACTTTTTGTAAACATTCCCTTAGTGGAAATATCTTTTACGCGGTCAATTGAAGTGTAAACAGCATGCTTAATAACGGCTGTACGCTTTGAGGTGTCAAGGTCCTTGAACTCTAAAGCAATCCCGGCAGATTTCTCCATTATTGGAATTAGTTTACCAAAACTAATTTTAATATGAAGGAATAATTAACAAGTGTGTATAATAGTCATTTATAATATTTGGATATATTTTTATATTTACTGCATGAATAGCAGACATAAAAACACAAGTATCCTGTTAAGTGAGGACATAAAGCCCTGGCTATACCGCAAACTGCATGTAGAAAATAGGTCATTAAGCAACTATCTAAACACTATGCTTAAGCGAGAAAAGGAACAGGATATGAAGGATGAAACTGCCAAGACTAATTTTAAAGAATGGGGAGAATATATAGATGCAATAAAAGAAAAGCCATATTAAAACTTAACACCATGAATAAAAGAGAAGTAAAAGAAGATCCACTTCACGAAACGGCCTGCTTATCCATCAATGACGTGATAAGCTGCTGTTATGTTGAGGAAGAGGGAATATTAATTTTACGCCTTGGCTGGTTAACCGATTTGGCAAAAGAGAAAACAGGGCTATAAGCCTGTAAACGTTCTCCTTAATGGCAACCCATTCTTATCTGTCAGCACTTCCCTTCCAACTACGCAACGGCAATTACACACCTCTTTTGCCGGTATCTTCCTGCCATCTTCACTATTAGCTGATCCGGGTCGCTGCATAAGGAATTGCTCTGAACCTATTACAAAAGGTTTGCCGTCCGGCTGTTTTTGATTATCTGCTGTGATATGATCATGCCTTGTCCGGTCATCTCTTACTGAAATCCATATTTTATTTGTCTGTAATCCTGTGCGGTCTGTCCCGATTTGTTCTGCTGCATTAGCACCTTTCATTGTTTCTGTCCGGGCAATGAGCGCCGCCCTTGTTTTGGTTATATTATCCGTCAGCATCCGGTTAATTATCTCATCAAGACTTAACTGTTCCTGCACACCTGCTGCCACCTGTTCCCGGATAAAGTTCCTTGTTGTTTCTGTGATATTGGTAACCGTGTTGAATAAATCTGTTTGGAAGAAATCAACTATTGCTTGTATAAATTCTTCATTCAATCCTATTGCGCCCCGCCGCTTAAGTGTTATGCCACTGTTTAATGGCTTCCTGATGCCTGCATCTTTAAGTATATTGTAGTAGGTATTTGCGCCCCATATCCTGCCGACCTCTTTATACAGGCTTCTTAGCGTGTTGGTCATTGGCTGCATTGGCAAGTTGACTAAGTCTCTCGTTTCAGTGTAGTATCTTATTTGCGCCTGCAATGCTCTGTAAATAGCTGGTGCATATTTAGCTGCATAGCGTTTGCGAAAAGTATCATACTGTTTCCAAAGCTTATCAGCGTTCATTGTTTTTTATGATAATAATATTCTACAGACAAAATAGAAAATAAAAAAATAGATAATAAATAATAATATGCGTTTCATTTATCTCAGCAAATTTAACACCTGTTCCGGTAATATAACCTTTTGCCCTTCCTTGTAATAGTTGATAAGCATGATAAGATATGCCCGCTCCTTTATCTTCTTTGCCTTCTGGAAGCCGCATTTATTGTCGGCTTTAGTTAAAGGCAGAACTATATCAACCACCTGCGTTGTAGTCATTTGCATTGCCTAATTGATCAAGGTTAATATCTATGCTTTGTGTGGCATCGCTTAACGGCTGGTAACCGCTCTTCACCAGCACCACCTCGCCATTAGGATCATCCAGCCTGCCGAATCCAATTGCCTCATAGAAGTCATTAGCCCTGACAAATGGAGCGTCAGCAAAGCGTTTAATAACATCTGCCTGCTTCTCCTGAAGTTCGGGAATATCTGAAACATCATACCCCACAACAGAAGTACCGCCGAAATGCTGTATTAACCCACCATTAAAATCATCGCATAAGCCACTTACTAGCGGTAACGCTGCATTCGTGTAAAGCTCCTTTAATGCAATATCGTAGTTATCATATTTGGCCCCTTCATCATTATTAAATAGCTTATCACTTACGCCGTAATCATTACACAGCTTCTTGAAGGTCCGCTTGGCCTGCTCAAGCAGTTGCATATTAGCAGGATCAATGAATATTTTCAGGTAATTCCACTTCCCTGCTAAGAACGCCAGCTTATTAGCATTAACATTTGACCTGCCATCGAAAGCGGATCCAAGCTCCCGCAAAACGTCATCCTTCATATTGCCTAAAGCTTCTGAAGTATAATCGTCCGGTTCTGTGTTAACAATAACACCACCGGCCCCGGCATTTTTCAATGACTGGTTAGCATAATCAATTTGGTTCTCTACGGTTTGCAATGTTTTGCTGCCTGCCTGCAATGGGCTTAACCCTATCAACTCGTTTCCGCTAAAGTCAAACACCGGATTGGCATATTTGCCATGTATTATTTCATCGGTAGTAAATTCCTGCCTTGTATTGTAAAGAGTGAATCTGTAGCCTGCTGTCCGCCTGGGTAATTCCTGTGAAGCAATGGGAAAGGTAAAGTTTGGCGGCATATTATACATTTCATAAATCTTACCCGTATTTGCAGCCTCGTTAATCAAGTTTTTATATATATAGTAATTCCCTGTAAGTAATTTAAACAGGTAGGTAAGTTGATAGAATTCAGTCTTGCTTTGGAAGTTGTTTGGATGATCTAAAAAGTCTTGTAACGGGCTGCCTTCGCCTGCAATCTCCATCGCCTTAGTTTGCAGCTTCTTTAGTTCGTATAAGCTCTGGTTGGTAGGCATTTTAAGGCACTTACGCTGCATGATTTTAAACTGCCGGTATGCCTTATCATCAGTAACAACATATTCGTAGATAGGCACCATTGCCGCCGTCTTCATTATCTTATTAACAATGGCATAAAGATCATCAATGGTCGCGTAAGCATTTATTTGGCTTGTTTGGTCTGCATACCCGTAAATAGTATAGCCCAAATTTGCATTTTGGGCGTTCACCTGGTATTGCAATTGCTGCATCGCTTTAACCAATGGAATTAACGCTGAAGCAGCTTTCTTTTTAGATATGAATCCTAACACATTTTATCGCTTTAAAAGTAAACCAGGCAATTAAAGCTACAATATGATAAGGAAGGGACGCCAGGAATTGAACCCAGTCAATTAGGAATCAAGTTCCTAATATGCGCCGTACATCACTACCCTATGAAATAAAAGTTCAGACAGTAAAGATAGGAATTTATTTAATTATTCACTTCTCGTTAAATTACCTCTGATAACGCCGATAAATCTTTTAGGCGTAATAAGTTTGGTGAACACTGCATATCTGAGTGCATCACTGGCATGATCCATGAACTTAACCGGTTCGTCTAATACTTTGCCGTCCTTGTCTGTTCTCCACTTATAAGAGCGCAATTCTTTAATCAAATTAACACTTTTAGGTGTTATATAGAGCGGCATGGCCTTAACCTTCCTTATCCCTTCAGTAACATCTTTATCAGCAGGTTTGGCGTTAAACCCGGCCCTGCGTAGTTCCTCAATTGTCTTAGGTTCGGCAGCATCGCAAAATATTTCCTTGTGCCTGTCAATACCCAATAATTTGTATTGCTCTATTAGGTCTGTTGTCGTTAGCTTAGTCTCGTAAATGACCTCGTCTGCGTAAATAGCGCCTTCGTATAGTTCAACCTTAACTAGGGCTGATTGTACGTTATATCCAAAATCCTGTCCGTACCATACTTCACCCTTATCTGGCATGTTAGCCTGTTTCCAGTGCGTGTAAATCGTTTCTGAAGATGTACCCCGCAATCCCAAACCATATACTTTCCAAAGGTTTTCGTCAGCATCTTTCAGGCTTTCTATTTCTTCGATCTGTGCTTTAGATAAATTGCCTTTATTGTTTAGGTATGTAGAATGTATCTTTTTGTTACCGGGCTTATCTGTTATCTTATAAACATAATTGTACTCATCTGCCGGGTTATAGTCAAGAAATATAACTTCCCTGGTTCTTAATGCAAGCTGTATATAAGTTTCTTCGGGTATCAGGTTTGCTTCATTAACGATAAGAATATCGCGTCCAGGCCCTCTTACTTTACCTGCATCTTCAGCGCCAAAGAATTCAATGTAAGATCCACCCGGAAATGTGTAAATATTATCAGTCCGGTTAAAATCATCTTCATTGAAAAAGTTCCATTCGTTTGCTATATCTAAGAAATCTTTTCTTGCCCCTTTCTTTAAGTGAGGTAAGGAAGGCGAAACAACGGAAAATTCTTTGATTTCATATTTTTTAGGATTAAGACTAATCCAGCAAGCTAATTGAATTTCAGAATATGTTTTACTTGACCTGGTAGAACCCTCATTAGATATTACCCGATATTGGCCGGATTCATAAGCATCCAGGTTTGCGGTGAAAACTGGTGTATGTTTCCTGTAAAGCTTTGGCCTGTTGTCTAAGTCAATCATTGGCTAATGGTTCGCAGTCTGGATCACGCTGTAAGATAACCAAAGGCGCATCATTGCCTTCTGTGTCTGTATGTGCCACTTTCAGCACATCATCTTCAATACCCTTGTTAATGGTCTCTATTGCTTTAGGATTGCCCTTTTTGGCGTTGGTGTAAAGACTGTTGATATAGCCTTCCATATTCTTGCCCTTCATCATGTGGGCAAGTATGGCCTGAGTTAATAGCCTTTGCGCTCTCAGTTTCTTCCAGCCTTCGC